CCGGGCGGGGGGCCCCGGGGGGGGGGCGCGCCGCTCGCCGGCGGCCCCCCCCCCGCCACGGGGCGCCGAAGCGGGCATCTGGTCCGGGTAGCGATGCCAACCTATGGCCGATTCTCGGACTTCCCGGCGGACTGGAGACCGTCGAGACGCTCGGCGCCCCGCTCGGCCCAGGAGCCATTGCGCCCGTGGCGCTCCCGGACAGGTCACGGGAGGGGACAGGCGCGGCAAGCTGGGCCGGGCGCGGAGCCGATGCTCCGATGATGAGGACGAGGGCGAGGAGGCACCCCGTGGTTGTTGCTGCTGCGAGATTCACCCCAACGCTCCTCCCAGCGGCGGCGTCAGGGGCGCCAACATCGTCGCGAGAAACTGCACACAGGGGCTTGACAAGTGCCGCAAGTAGTGCATACTACTGATATGCAGTCGATCAGCGAGACAGGGGTCAAGGCGATGACGATCCAGGAGCATGAGGCACAGGGACACGAGCACAGCTACATGCACTGCACCCCGTGCATCGGTGCGGAGGCGGTCGCCGCCATGGTCGCTGGGCCGGCGAGGTCGGAGGACCGCGAGGTCCCCAGCACCGGCGCCGAGATGCGGGCCATGGAGCGAGTCTGGGATCGCGTACAGGCCAATCGTCCCGCGACCGCCTCCGACACCTGCCGCCGCTGCGGCACCTACTGCGACGGCGACTGCCGGTCCTGACCGGTCAGCAGCGAGAGGAGACACGAGATGACACGCTTTGCGGTCCAGCGAGGCAATCAGCTCAGCGGCAGCGACGACCTCGCCGACCGCTGGTACATCGTCGATCGCGAGGCCGATGCGATCGACAAGCGTGGTCGGGGCTTCGCGACGCGGGCCGAGGCGCTCGACATGCTCGTGGAGCGAGTCCAGATGCGCGGTGTGGACGAGGCCGGCAACTTGACCGATCGGCCGGACTGGGATCTTGTCGGCGTCGCGGAGATCGCCCAGCGGACCGGTGTCGCGGTCGCGACCGTCCAGAGCTGGCGGCGGCGGCATCCCGACGACTTCCCCGCGCCGATCGTGCAGCTCGCGGCGGGACCGGTCTGGTCCTGGGGCAGCGTGGCCGCGTGGGTCACCATCCCTCGTCGGCCGGGACGGCCACGGAAGGGCTGAGAGGAACGGGACGATCTCGTGTCCACCGTCGAGATTGCCCAGCGTCTCGGCACGGCGCCGGGCACCGTCCACTCGTGGCGCCGGCGTCACGCCGACTTTCCCGAGCCGCTCGCGGCGCTGGCGGGTCCGATCTGGGCGTGGTCCGACGTCGAGCGCTGGGCGGCGACGTAGGCGAGGACGGTGCGGCTCATGGGACGATCTCGCCGGCGATGATCAGCGCGCCGGGCAGCGTGCTCCAGACCTTCACGGTCGGCCCGATGAGGGCGACCTGGCGGTCGTCGACGTAGACGACGAGCGAGAGGGCATCAAAAATGGCGCGAAGGAGCTTGTCGGCGTCAGGCGCCGTGGTGCACCAGATCGGCGCGTCGTCACGGAGGACGGGCACGTGGCGGGACTTGGTGACCGGCAGGAAGTGCGACTTGGGGCGGGCGATGCGGAACGTCGCGCTCACCTCGACGGGTCCGGTCAGCCGCTCCCAGCCCGGCGGCAGCACGGCCCTGGCGGCTGACCGCACGTCGCCGCGCCAACGCTCGATGCGCCCGGTTGGGTCGTTGGTCGTGATGGCCCGCTTGCCGCGGACGAAGGCCCTGGTGGAACCCTGGGGGACGGGGTGACCGGCGACCTCGAAGACGATGCGGGCGGTCATGCGGGGCTCCGGGGCACGCTAACAAAAACGGCGAAACCGTTCCGCGCGCAAGCGTGGCTTCCATGCGGTCCTACGCCGACGGCCGATCCACGAGAAATCGACCCCCCTACCCGGTCGATCATGCGAAGACGTCCTCGAGCTCGTCATGGCCGGCCGGCTCGGACTGCACGGCCACAGGCCGCGGTGCAGGCGTCCCGTCGTCAACCTCCCAGCGCTCTCCGCTCGCCTCGACGCGGGCTCGGCAGGCAGGCCGATCGAGGCACCGATCGCCCGTCGCATACGCCCGGCCGGGCTGCGGATCCGTCCATGCGATGAGCGATCGGTGCGTCTCGGACGTCTCGCTGCCGCAGAGGACGCATGCCGACGCTCGGCTCATGTCAGCGCCTCGAGGACACCGGCGGCGAGCTCGGCTTCGGCCCGCTTGGTCGCTGCCCACCGGGCATCCTCGCGGTCGGCTCGCTCTCGTTGCTCGGCCTGCCAGGCGCGGTCAGCGGCCATGACGTCGGCGAGCGGATCCGCATCGGCTGGCGTGTTGCGGATGACCCTGGCCGCCCAGTCTGGACCCGTCACGTCGTGCCGATCGAGCACCTCGTCGAGCGTCGACCGTTGCTTCGCCGTGACGCGCTTCCAGCCACGGTCGAGCAGCGCCTGGATGTCGGCTCGCTCTGCCCCGTTGAGCCCGGGACCTCGGGGTTCGGCGGTTGTAGAACGATTCTCTCTAGAAGGAGAATCACTGGGAACGGGACTGGGAACGGGTCGCGCGTTGCGCCCAGGCGGCGGCGCGATCGCGGGCGCGTTGCGCGGGCGCGCGTTGGTAGCCGGCTCGGCTAGCGATTGCGGTAGCGACTGGCTAGCAGGTGCTAGCGGATCGATAGGCTCGATGCTTAGCGGATCGCTAGCGTTTCGCTTCTTCGCCAGACCACCGAGCCTGCCGGCCTTGGCGGCCTTCGCCCGTCGCTCCAGCAACTCGGCCCGCGTCTCGTTGTAGTCCGTGTAGTCGTGGATGACGACGCCAGTGCCCTCGTCGTGGAAGAGGCCCACGGCGATCAAGGCGGCGCGGAGGTCCGGTGCGCAGTTGAGCGTCCGCAGCACCGCATTGGGCACATGGCCATCGGCGAGGTGACGGTTGCTCCAGGAGAGCGCCCGATCCCGCAGACCGGCCCCGGCGTTGCGCAGGCGGGCGGGCAACTCCATCAGCTTGGGGTGGTCGTACCACGTGTCGTCGAGACGGCTCCAGGGCATCAGCCCGCCTCCAGTCCGAGTGGCTTCTGCGCGTTGCGGATGAGGCACTGGCGCAGGTAGTCGGCATTCAGATCGATGAGGACCGCGCGGCGGGAGAGGCGTTGCGCGACCAGACCGACGGTCCCCGTGCCCGCGAACGGATCCAGTACCGTCCCGCCCTCGGGGCAGCCCGCCTTGATGCAGGGCTCGACCAGTTTCTGTGGGAAGGTCGCGAAGTGGGCGCCGGGGTAGGGCGCCGTGGCGATTGTCCAGACGGAGCGGATGTTGCGCTGCGAGACGTCGCCCGTACGCTCCTCGTCGCGCCATACGCCACCGGCCCCGATATCGGCGCGAAAGGACATCTTGCCGACGCCCGGCGTGCCGGTGGATGGCTCCCTCACCGCGTCGGCGTCCCAGAAGTACCGGGCGCTCTTGCTCAGCAGGAACAGGTACTCGTGACTCTTGGTCGGGCGGTCCGTCACCGACTCGGGCATCGGATTCGGCTTGGCCCAGATGATGTCCGAACGCAGGTACCAGCCGTCCGCCTGGAGGGCGAACGCGACCCGCCATGGGATACCGACGAGATCCTTGGGCTTGAGGCCGGGCAACGGCATCCTGTTCGGCTGCGTCATCGGACCGATCGCCGCTCCCGTGTGTGGTTGCTTCGATGACCCGCCTCGCGTCCCGCGAGGACCCGCGCCCGACCATACGTCACCCTGAGCGCCACCGCCAGGACGATCACCCACGGCTCCTGCCCCAGTCGCGTAGCTGTCCCCGAGATTGAGCCAGAGCGTGCCGTCGGCTCGCAGGACGCGCCGAACCTCCCGGAACACGGCCACCATCACAGCGACGTATTCCTCGGGCGTCTGTTCGAGTCCGAGTTGAGCGTCGATGCGGGTGGCGCCACACTTCCGGCACGTCGCACCCATCGGCATCGTGTTCGTCCGAACCTTGACGTGCTCCGACGAATAGCCCGCCAAGGAGGAGGAGGAGGAGGAGGCCAGCGGTGCCCCCTTGTGGTCGCAGCCCGCATCCCCGCCGGCCCACGTCGCAGTCCCGTAATCCCGAAGCCCCCAATATGGAGGGCTCGTCACGACGCAATGGACCGACTCCGGCTCCATCGTCGCCATGACCTCGCGGCAGTCACCCTCGAAGATGGAGAGCCAGGCGTCGGTGAAGTACGGCGTCACGCGCTCTCCTCCGCGACCCGCCGCTCCGCCGCGATCGTCTCGGCCGCCAACTCTCGCTGCCGTCGCTCTAGGTCGTCCATGGCCGCAGGCAGCCCGCCGTAGGCCCGGATCAGCAGGTCCTCGGACATGTGCGAGGCTGGCGGGTAGCGACGGACCGGCGCCACTCGGATGCCGAGGTGCTGGGCGATGCTGGAGGCGTTCATGCCGCCACTCGCAGCCCGGTCCAACGTCGCCAGTAGTGCCGCCACGCCGTGGTACGCCATGACGGGGTCCACGGCGGCAGGTAGACGGGCCGGCGGCAGGTCAGACAGCGATACTCCCGTTCTCCATCGCGACGCTCCAGGAGCAGCGGGACGATGGGCTGCCCCGAATGACGGCTGCGCCACGCCGGAGCCATCACGCGCCCGCCTCGGCGCCGTAGTGGCGGACCCCGACCAGCCGGTTCCGGGAACGCATCACGGAAGCCAGCCGGTGCGGATCGAGCAAGCCGCTCATGCCGGACTCCCCGCGATGATGACCACGACCACGATCAGCCAGCACGCCACCAGCGCGACGGGCGTGAGCAAGACGCCGGCGATGAACTTGGCGGGGCTCTGCGCCCACGCCTCGCGGATCACCTCCCTGATCACTTCGGTGCCGCCTTCCGGGCAGCGTCGGCCTCGCGGCCGGCGGCCTCGATCAGAGCCTGGCCCTCGTCGGTGCCTAGGCGCGCGGCGTAGTCCGGCTGTCGCTCCAGCCGGCGCAGCGCGGCGGACGCGGCCTCGGTCCGCAGGCGGAGGATCTCCGCCAGAGCCGCCTTGTCCGCCAGAGCCGCCTTGTCCGCCTGTGTCATCCCATCGCCCCCATCACGCTGAGCCACGGCCCTGCCAGCAGGGCGAACTGTCCCGGCGTGATGAGGTCGCGGACGAGATAGGCCCAAGCCGCAGCCCAAGCCGCATCCCAAGCCGCATCCCAAGCCGCAGTCCGAGCCGCAGCCCAAGCCGCATCCCAAGCCGCAGTCCGAGCCGCAGTCCGAGCCGCAGTCCGAGCCGCAGTCCAAGCCGCAGTCCAAGCCGCAGCCAGTCGCTTCGCCTCGTCTGCCGTCAGGGTGCGGGCGCGATCGATGACCGCCACCACGTCCTGCCCGTGCGGCCCGAACGCCTGCCACGCGGGCAGCTCCTCCACGACGCGCAGGGCGCGGCAGGCGCGCTTGTTCGGGTAGTCCATGCCCCCCAGGATGTCGCCCTCAGGCGCGACCCGGAACAGGCGGCAGGGCCACGAAAAGCCGGTGCAGTCGGTGGGCGAGATGGACACGGACAGGTAGGTGCTGGCGTCGTCCGGGACCATCGCCGATCCCGGATGTCGGACCACGTGGCCCGACACGAGCGCCGCGCCGTAGTCGACGCTGCCGGTCCGAAAGTCAGAGCCAGCGATGCGGACCACCTTGAAATACGAGGTCATCCCATCACCCCCATCACTGACACCACGAGCCAGGCCACGATCACGAAGGAGCACGGCTCGCCGGACCTCCGGCGTCACGCGGTCCGTCATGGCGGCTCCTATGCCGCCTGTTCGGGCGGCATGACTCGCCCACCGGCGCTCAACGCGATGGCGATCCAACCGTGGTCGCCCGAATGTTTGCCATCCGCCAGCGGCAGCCCGCAGATCAGGCCCGGCTTGCCCGGGCCCTGGCCGAGCGCCCAGCGGCAATTGGCGTCGGATGGAGGCACAGGGGCGGACTGCGGCGCGCTCGCGGGCTCCGCCTCCGCCATCTGGGCTCGGACAATCGCGGCCGGATCGGCCGCCGGCGCGCTCATGGGTTGCTCGATGATCTTCGGCGGTTCAGGCAGCGGAGGTCGGCCCGGCCGCGCGAGGTTGGCCTCTTCGGGCAATGACGTGCCCGAGGGAAGCGCTGGGCGGGCTACGCGCTCGCGCCGGTTGACCGGGCCGGCCGGCAGCGCCGGGGTAGCGACGGGGCGACCACTGATCGTCGGGATCTCGCCCGCCAGCAGATCTGCGATCCGCATGTCGAGGTCAATCGTCGGGACGGCGAACTTCCGCGTCTGGATGGTCGGCTGGCCGTCCCGCCCGGTGGCGGGTCGCTTCATCTCGCGCTTGACGAGCCGCAGACGGGCCGGGATGCGGTGCCCGGCCGCTGTGGCCATCGCCAGGTACTCGGCGGTCCCCGCCAGTTCGACCGCGGCGTAGTAGCCGTGGCTCTCCAACCGCCAGACGCCGAGCCCCGGGAGCTCCGGCAGCACGACGTTGAGCCGCGTGGTGGGCTTACAGGCCTGGCCCTTGGCCGCGAGGTCGCGCCGCTCGCCCTTGTCGGCCGGGCAGGCGCATGGCTCGTCCACGATCGCTTGGCGAAGACCGTCGCAGCGTCGCTGGCAGCCGCCGCCCGACCAGAGCTCATACCATTGCGAAAGGCCCTGCCCCGGCGGCAGCATGATCGGCAGCGATTCTGTGGTCACCACCACCTGCCACTGCTCGCCCCACCCGCTCACTTGGCCGCCATACGCGGCCGCGACGGCATCGATGAGCAGACGACTGGGGCTGGTCAGTCGGAACGTTTCGAGCTTGCGGGGGCGAAGCTTCGTCTTCCCGGTCTGATCCTGGAACTCGACTTGGTCACCTGTACGGATCCGGCCGAGCTCGACCATCTGCCGCTGGATATCCACGATGGGCATCAGGCGGCCACCTTCCGGGGCGCGCGTGGCTTTCGGGCGGGCGCTGGCCAGACTGGCGCCGTGAGCGGCTCGCTGAGCACGCCCTTGCTGATCTCGTCCATCCAGCGGAAGACCTCGCGGACATAGCGGAATGACCGCCACGCCGATTCCCCGATATCGACCGGGACCACCCGATATGCAGCGTCGGTAACGTGGATCACCACGGCGCCATCGAGCGACGGCAGGGTGGCGACGGACCCCGGCGCGAGGTAGACACCTTCGGCTCTCGCGTACGCCGAGAGCTGCAGTGCAACCTCGGGATAGACGTCCTTGCCCGTCTTGTAGTCGGCCAGGACGGTCCGACCGCCGAGCCGCATGATCGCGTCGAGTGTGCCGGCATAGCTCTCGGCGCGGTGATAGACGGTCGCCTCGCTCATGAGGATTTCAGGGCGCCAGTCAGCGAGGAACCGCTCGAACTGCACAACGAGCGGCGCGACCTCCGGGGTCACGAGCGGTCGCGGCTTGCCGAGCGCGTGCGCCTCTGCGATCGAATGGAACAGTGTGCCGAGATCGGCCTTCTTGTCCCGGTCCCGATAGGGCGCGCCCTTGAGCCATCCGACGACGCTCGCGAGTGCATCGGGCTCCCCGTCGGCTGCCCGTGCCATCGCTGCGAGACGCTCCCAGTTCGCCACCGCGTACTCAGCGGTCGCCTTGATGCCCCACGGCAGCAGGGCCGGCTTCGGCGCACCACCGCCGATGATCGTGGTGACCGACCAGAGAGAAACCAGTCCATCCGGCGGGGGCAACTCCAGACCGTAGGTCCGGCCCTTGGCCGTGGTGGTCGCCGCCTTCGGACCGCTCATCGCGCGACCCCCGCAGGCTGATCGTCCCATTCCGGAGAGCCGGCCAGGCGCACGACAAACAGGTCGCGCACCGGGTCCCATTGCAGATCCGCCAGATCGACGAGCAGGTCCATCCCGCCCGAGATCGGCCGGCAGACGAGGCTCGCGCCAGTCTGGTGGTGGACGCGGTAGCGGCGTTCGGCGACGATCACGATGTCACCCGGCATGGCCCTCATGCCCCCACCGGCCGCCCGACGCCTCCATCCGTCGCCGTGCCGGGAGCCCGAAATCGCGTCGCGTCAACTCGCGGCTCAGGTGCAGGCCGTGGACCTTCGCGCCAGGCAGGCAGGAGAGAAGTGGCGGATCGAACGACAGGCCGTCCCTCGTCAGCAGCTCGTGGGTTGCCAGACTCCCGCACTGCGGACAGCAATGAGTGCGGTCATCCACGGCGGGCCTCCAGACGCTCGATGAGGGCGAGTAGCGCGGCAGTCGGGGTGGCGCCATAAACCCCGATGTGCTCGGGCGGCTGGTGGTGGAGCTCGCCCTGATCGCAGGCGATGCCACCCGCCAGCGCCGGTGCCATCGCCATGGCCCACCACTGACCGGCGAGCGGACGGACGCCGTGGAATGTCCACCCTTCCGGCAGCGCTGCCTCAGCCCGCCGCCACGCCGCGCCGAGTGCGCGATCTTCTTCGGCCTCGCGGTCGGCCTCGGCGAGAGGCGCGGAGATCAGACCGGAGCCGCCGCACGGATTGCACTCTCGCCACCAGTTCCGCCGCGCCGACCCACGAAACGTCCATCCGGTCGCGGCCGCGACCATCGCCTCGTAGGCCGGGGTCCTCCGGTAGACCCGGCCCTCGCCGCCGCACACCGGGCATTGCTCGTTCACTTCGGCCCTCCCGCGATGATCCCGAGACTGACGATGGCCCAGCACCACGCCATGACGATGGGCACCCCGACGACGATCCCCAGCCGCTCACGGAAGGGCAGGGAGCGGAAGAGGGCGAGGGGGCTCATGCGACTCTCCGGAACATCCGGATCTCCCCGCAGGACGGGCATCGCGCACGGCCAAAACCGCCGAGCCACGGTTCGGGCTCAGCGCGAGGCGGGCTGCTGCACGTGGAGCACCGCCAAGGAGACGTCGGCGGCCGGTCACCATTCGCGGCTCGCCGCAGCAAATAGGTCGCCTGCTCCCCGGGCAGTCCGCGGGTCTCGATGTCCCAGCCGCGCTCTCGGAGGTCGCCGATGACTGCCGCGAGGCGCGTCACGCCGCGCTCGTGTCCCGTGTCGTCGGCGAGCCGGTACATCGCATCGAATGCCGAGATCTCCCCGCGCTCGCGGAGCGTGCGCTCGACGAACGCCCGCTGGCTCTCGCCTCGGAGGATGGTCAGCATCATCACGCCACGGACTCCGCGAACATGGGCACCTGAGACCGCGCCTGCGATGCGTCAGGCGCCTCATTCCCCCACACGTCCCAGCCGACCCGACGGCGGCGGGCGAACATCTCCAGCCGCGGCTCGGGGCTGACCTGCTCAACGATCTCGTAGAAGCGGTCGGGCTTGCGGGAGTGCTCCAGGCGGCGCGCGTGGAACAGCGTGGGCAGGCGGTCGGCGGGCCCGACGGGGAGCGAGCCCCGGACGCCGAACAGGACGTGCTCGGTCTGGCCGCGGAAGTACTGCCCGAGCCCGATCCGGTCCTTGGCCCACGTCAGGCATGTGATGTAGCGGAAGCCCAGCTCGCCCACCATCGCGATCGCGGCGGGAAGGTGCGTGTTGGTCGCCCACAGGTACAGGTGCGCGTCGTCCGCCGGCGTCCAGCTCGCGGATCCCGTGACGAGGGGCGCGATGTCCGCGACGCCCATGACGGCGTAGTGCTCCTGCGCGCCGCGCCCGCCCCCGCCGCGCTCGGGCCACGGCGGGTCGACGACCAGCGTCCGGTAGGCGGCCACTAGAGCACGCCCGCCGTGGGCTTCTTGGCCGGCGCGCACAGGACGTGCCAGACACGCCCCTCGCGCATGGCCGCCTCGCTCCCGAGGTCGTGCGCTCGGGCGTAGACGCGGGCGGCCTCTGCCAGGTCCCGGATGCCGCGCACGTCCTCGAGCGTCCGCGCCTCGGCCAGCATCGCGGTGGCGCGGCTGATGGCGACGAGGGAGCCGGGGTCGGCGGTCACCCCGTCACCTGTGGACGGGGCGGGTACTCGTTGACGAGCCGGTGCAGCGCGTCCAGGTAGCGGCGCGCGGGGATCTCGCCCAGCGCCGGTTCGGCCTCCCATGCGTAGACCGTCGGGCGGCTCACGCCGACCGCCTTGGCGAGCTGCGAGATGGTGACGCCGGCGGCCTTGCGCTGCTCGGCAAGGGTCGTGCCGTCGGTGGTGGTGAACATGTCGGCATGTTAGGCGACGTGTCGGCACATGTCAACTACATGTAGGCATGTTGCGGCGCGTGCTGGATGTGTGCGCCGTTGTGCGCCGTTGTGCCGATTGGGTATTGACAGCCGCTTTACATGCGCCTACGGTGCATCCGACATGAAGCGCGGCATCGACGAACGCGGACCTATCGCGGCCTGGCTGATCAGGTCCCGTGAGGCTTTCCGGGCGCCCGGCGCTGACCGGTCGTGGACGGTTGACGACTTCCTCGCCGCGCTGGCGTCAGAGAACGGCAAAGCCCCGGCGCGCACGACCTACGCCCGCTGGGAGTCGGGAGCCGCCAGGCCGCAGCCGAGCAGCCTTCGCCCGATCGTGGCGTTCTACGCCGCCCGCGGCATCGCCGGACCCGACGCGGCGCCCGCTTCCGAGACCCCCGCGAGCGATCCCGTGGCCGCGGCGATAGACCGCCAGACCGCCGTCCTCGCGCAGCTTGTGGCGATGCTCACCGAGTGGCGGGCGGACGCTCGCGGGCAGGCGTCGGCGACGGCTGACGCTCTCGGGCTGATCGCTGGGTCTCTAGGAGCGTTCGGGCCGTCCGCAGCCGCAGCCGAACAGCCTCGCGCTGCTCAGGCGTCCAGCCGTCCGGGTCGCTGATGGTCCCCACGGGTTATCCCCTCCATCCTCCGGCGGACGTCGCCGGGCGGACCATCGTAAGATTCGGCGAAGCGTGCCGGTCGGTGTGGACAAGGGGAGCGGCTGATGGGATTCCTGCGGCGCGTCCTGGGCGGCCCGCGCGCCGCTGTGGCCGACTGGGGCGCGGCCATACCGCCCCGGCCCGACTGGTGGCCCGCTGTGCCTCCGGAGCCCGCCCCACGGACAGCCCCGCCTACCGGGTGCTGAGGGGGGAGATCACACCCGACGCCTACAATCAGATGGTCAACCAGGAACGGCGGCGGCATGGATTGCCGGAGATCAACCATGCCCAGCGTCGCCAGGCAGCCGGCGAGCGATAGGATACGCATCGGTCGCAACCGAGGCCCCAAAAGCTGCCGGGCGCACGTCTTGACCACCTATGGGAGACTCCCGCATAGCACTTCTGGGTACCCCACGTCTGGGTCATGGTCAGGGGGCGAGGTCACGAGCATCGTGTGGCGCGTGACGAGGAGGCCAGCCAGGGTGACGCAGAGCAAGACGGCTCGACCCGCCGATTCCGTGCGATCCCATCCGTCGCAGACCGCGCCCGAGACGAAGTCGCTGTCTGCGGCCGTGTGGGGCTACCTGGAGTCGACCCCGGGTTTCAATGAGGACCTGCGTGAGTCTGAGCGGCAGCTAGCGGCCGGCGAGGGCGTCCGATATGAAGTCCGGTCCGGTTCGCTACGTCGAGTTCAGCGCAAGGGCTGAGCAGCAGCGGACGGACCTTCCGCTCCGCATCCGCAGGGAAATCAGTCGAGCGATCGTCGACATCGCCACGAGGCCCGAATGGGGCGCTCCCACGTCTGGCGCGATGCCGCGGCTGCTCAATCCCGGTCATGGTCCGAATAGCGGCCTGATGGCGCAACTCGTGACCGTCGACGGTCAGTCGCCATCCGTCTACGCGATCGTCTACCGGCTGCGATCAGCCGACGACTCCGTGTCGATCGAGGACATCCGGGCCGTCTTCATCGGCTGAGCGCATCCATCCAACCCCTTGCCCCCAGGATCAAGAAGGGCGAGACTGGGCGTCCACAGTGATGTGACGGCGACAGGCATCGTGGAGGGAGGAGCCGTGGGGTTCCTGCGTCGACTGCTCTATGGATCCGCCGCGACCCAGGACGACCAAGTGGACGCTTGGCTCCTCAATCCCAAGCGCCCGGACGCCCTCCTGAACGTCGTCGGCGAGCATGCCTATCAGGATGCGCTCGCGATCGTGTCTGGAGGCAAGACCCCCGACGGACCGCGCATCCGGGATCATGTCGCCGCCCTGGTTCCTGAGCCCGAGAACCGCTACGACCGAAACGCGATCCGTGTTCAGATCGATCGCAATCGGATCGGATACCTGAGTCGCGAGGATGCCGTCGCATATGGTCCAGTCCTCGCCTGGGCGCTCAGCAATCGTCACTACGTGGCCGCGAATGCCGCGATCACAGGCGGATGGGATCGCGGACGCGACGACACTGGATACTTCGGCGTGGTCCTCCGGATGGGTACGCCGGCCGAGACGTTGGCGGAGTTGTTCCTCGATCAGGATCCGATGCCTCTCCCGGCTGGGCACCAATGGACCGGTCAGGTCGTCGTCTTCACTGGACAGAGCAGCTGCGCCCTAGGAGGAGTGGTCCTTGATAGGCATGCGTCGGAGCTGCTCGCCGCATGGGCAGGCCTCACGCCGCATCCACGGATCACGAGGAAGTCCCAGCTCCTCGTGATATGCGAACCAGGTCTGCAGACGGCCAAGGTTTCTCTGGCGGCAGAACATGCCGTGCCGACAGTTCTGGAAGCGGATTTCTGGCGGCAAGTGGGATTGCCAGTAACCTCGTTCGGGCAGCGACTCATCCTGACGGCGCCGGGGCGGCAATGAGATGAAGATCGCATTCTTCGCGTTGACGCTGTTGCTGATCGGGTTGCCCGCCCGCAGGCCGTAGGTCGTGATGCTCGATCGGTGGACGGAGGTGCCGAACATGGTTGCCGGGTGGCGCCGGGATCCGCGCCCGTGCCACGACGAGGCCGCGTGAAACGAGGCGGGGGCGAGAAGCGGTCGAATGGCTGGCGACGGGGCCGGATCGGCGCCGTCATCTTGGTCGTCCTGGCAGGACTGTACGGGACAACCGAGACCGCGATGCGGCTGGGCTTTCCGTCGCATGGTTTCTGGGAGGCCAACCGCCAGGCAACGGATTTCGTTCTCTTCGCCGTTGCGACGACGCTGATCTTCGTAAGCGGGATCCGCTTGTTCGTGCTCGAGGACCGGATCGATCAGCTACGGAGCACGATTGGGGACCTGCAGGGTCGACTCGAGGAATCCCAGCGTCACCTGGAGATTCAGGACGGCTTCCAGGCTGTGCTGACGTCGATCTCCCGGAGCAGCAACCTGCCGATGCACAACCTCGGGGTCTCGGCATGGCGCATCAACGGTCACGAGCTCGAGCGTGTGGCGTTCCTGCGCCTACACAACAGGTCCCGATCGGGAATCGTCTGGACCGAAGGAAAGGGGGTGATCGGTCGCTGTTGGCAGGAATCACGCGAGCTCCTCATGGATCTCGCGCCATATCGGGGCGCTCGTCGCGGTCGACGAGGACGTGGTAGGTTGAGGAATCTCAGGGGTGGGGAGGAAGGGTCGTCCATGGCAAAGGTGCTAGCCAAAGACGTCTATGTGGTGAGGCGTGACGCCGGCCGCTACCAGGTGACCAAGGAGTCGGTTGACCTCTTGCGGAACACGGGCGCGAGTGAGATCACGATCCGATCAGCCGAGAAGATGTCACGGGGAAGCGTCGTCAAGAAGGCGAGCTGACCCGAAACGCAATCATTTCGATCCTCAGCAGGGCCGGTGCCGCGCCGGCCCTTCTTCATGCCCGGACGTGACGGCCCGCGTCGCCGCCCAGGAGCTGGCCGGTCCCGTTTTCATCTCATGATCGCCGCGAAGGCCGAGCAGGCCGTGGACCGGGCGAACGACCAGGAGACGACCGGTCGGGTGCCCGGGATGTAGCGATAGATCGTGAGGCGGCCGAGCACGCCGCCGCCCGTCGAGGAGATGGCCGCGCCCTGGGAGGGCGAGACGCTGGGGGTGGCGCCCCCGGAGCCGCCGGACTTGAACCGTCCGCCGGTCACGAGAAGCAGCCCGGCCTCCCAGATCGGCCAGGGCGGCGCGTCGAGGGTCACCCCTGTCCCGCTCGCGTACAGGGCTGTCGTCCAGACGACCTCCCCCAGGAGGCCGGCGATCTCGACGACGCTCGCATCCGGGAACACACCCCCCGAGTAGAGGTGGGTCCCGACGACCGGCTGCTCGGCGCCCAGGCGCTTGCCGACCCACAGCCCCGACGAGCCGTAGCTGCTCAGCGGGCCGGAGCTGGCCACCGGCCCCCACCACTTGTAGGCCGCGCCGGTCTGGGGCTTGGTCAGGTAGTTCCCCACGGCCGAGTCGCTGGACGTGAACCCCAGCAGGGGCTGGCTGGGGGCCCGCCCGAGGTTCACGGTCACGTCGGCGGGGGTCGACGACGCGGTCCAGCCCGTCGCCGACTGGATCACGGTCAGCTGCGGCAGGACCAGGCGGCGGGGCGGGACGACGAGGCGCGTCAAGGTCAGTAGTCGCCGTACACGGCGAACACGGTCGCCGTCTTGCCGGAGGTCACGGCGGCCTGGACCCCAACCTGGACCACGTCGCTGGCGCCCAGCGGCAGGGTGCCGTCCGGCTCCAGGACGGGGATGTAGCTGGCGTCGAGCAGGTTGACTGCCGGCGCCGTGTTGTTCGCCAGGGTCGGATCGCCCGAGCGGAGCGCTACGCGCTTGGTCCCCAGCGGGTAGACCGTGCCCGACCCGCCCCGCTGAACGTACAGGCCGAAGTCCTCGGCCGCCGTGTCGTCGGTCGACACGATGATGGCCGATACCCGGCCGCCGTTCGAGCCGATGGTCAGGAGGGTCATCTTGGTGGTGCCGTCCGAGTTGACGATCTGCACCACGTTGTTCTTGTATGCCACGACGAAGATCGGGGACGTATTCGCGCTCATGGGGCTCCGTTCACCTGAAGTTGAGGTAGGCGTAGGTCTTGGCCGCGGCGGCGATCGCCGCCGAGATCGACGAGCCGCCGCCGGCGACGCTGTCCACGTAGGCCTTCGTCGCCGCGTCCTGGGAGGTGCTCGGGTCGGCCAGATCCACAATGTTGTGGCCGTTCAGGTCGACGTCGCCGGCGGCCCCCGCGAACTGGTCAATGCTGGTGGCGGTCGTCGCGTAGCCCAGGCTGACGTCGCCCCCGCCGTTGTCCGTCAGCGAGCCGTTCGGGACTCGGATCACCAGGACGCCTGCCACGTCCGGGGCGGCGTCGAGCTCCCGCACCTCGATGCCGGAGACCGGTAGCGGCAGCAGTTCCAGGTCGGCGCTGGCCGCCACGTAGGTCAAGACGTCGCCGTCGGAGGCCCCCGACAGGTCTGCGACTGGCACGCCCTGGATGGCAGTGACGACCATGCCGCCCGGCAGCGTGCCGCCGACGTCGCCACCGATGGCCACCCCGGCGAGCATCGAGAGGGCGTAGGTGAGGTCGCGGGTGAAGTTGCTCGGCTTGCCGCTCACGGTGTCACGTCCGGCGGGGTTTCGTGCTTGCCGTTGATGTGGGTCAGCTCGCGCAGACCATGGATCACGACGGCCGCGCCGGCGATCTTCTGTGAGGGGTAGGAGTCGTACGGCGCGTTGAACGAGGCCACGAGCGGGCCACTGGCCTTGCGGGTCCCGATCCACGTCCAAGGCGGATGCACGCCTGTCGGTGACGAAACGGGCGCGGCGTCGTCGTTGAACGCGTCCGCGGATTCGAGGGTGTCGCCGCTGGTGGGCGTGACCGTCAGCCGATGGCCGTAGTCGTTGATCTGGACGTTGAAGCCACCGACGATGAGGGTGCCCGAGAGCGAGGCACCGACCGAGATCGCGGCACCTTCCCCTTTATCGCCGCCGGCATAGGTCGCCACCGCGGGGAACGTCACGTTCGCGGGCAGCTCCCACAAGAAGACACCGAAAAAGAAGTTGTCTTGCGGCCGCGGCCGCACGTCGACCGGCGTCGTCGTGACCTCACCGGGGTTCACGAATCGGGTGTAGATGCCGTAGGCGGTGGGGGAGTCGTAGTAATTCGTGGTAACCAGCGCCAGCTCCGTCCAGGACGTGTCCAGCGTGCCTGGTCCGGGTACCGGACCCAGGCGGAACTCGTGAGTGGTCGGGACCTCGACGCCTGCGTGCGTGGCCTGCTGAGTCGTAATCATGAACAGGACGTTGCCGGGCGTGGTCGGGGTCGGCAGTTCCGGTCGTGCGTAGTGCGTATCGCCCGGGTGGAAATAGCCGAATGCCCCAGTCCGCGGGCTCGTGATCGGCAGCAGCTCCAGGTCGACGTCGTAGAACTTCTGGCTCCGGTTCTCCGGCGGCCCGAAGGTCTTGCGCGTCACTCGGCACCAGCGGTACGACTCCCAACCGGGGACGTGCTGGAGCTTCACCTGCATCCGCTGGCCGTGCTTGATGTCATTGAGCTGGGCGGCCGGGAGCTGGATCGGGATGGTGGCCTTTTCTTCCTCCTCGGCGAAGTCGGCGAGGAACCGGTCGGCGAGCGCGACCGCCTTGTCCACCGTCTTGACGCTCGGCGGCGGGGCGACCTGGTCCTGGAACGCGAACGCGTAGCTCGTGTCGTAGTCGAATTCGTACACGGGCGTCGGGCTCGCGGGCATGTAGACGCCGGCGGCGATCTTGTCGGGGTCCTGCTCGACGTCGGCGTCCTCGAAGGGCGCGAACACTGTGACACCGTCGACGTCGGCGGCCACATTGCTGATCTTGATCGAGCTGCTGTAGAGCGAGCTGTGGGGATCGAAGAAGGCGAGGCTGACCTCCTCGCCATCCGCGGCCGCCCCGTCGTAGTAGATCCACCAGTTGAAGGCAGCCACGATAGCCATGTCGTTGAGCACGTCGGCCGCCGAGCTCTGGCGATAGTCGTTGGCGTCGAGCTCGGTCGTGTCGTAGACGATCAGGCCGTTGTCGTTGACCGGCAGGTAGACCGTGCCGATGAGCCAGGCGAGGCGCTCGGCGATCGTCTCGGCCGGCCGGTTGCCATCGGTGTCCCAGATGACCCGGAGGGTCGCGAGCTTCGACATCTCGCGGAGCTCCATGTGCCAGCCGCGGCCAGCGCCGACGGGGAAGAGCGCGCCGTTGCCGCCGCGGCGGTTGACCGTCTTGGGGCCGATGTAGCCATTCCAGACGAGCTGGTCGCCGACGGGGCATTCGGTCTCGACGGCGTACCAGCGCCAGAGCCCCTTGAAGTTGTAGACGGCCCCGGGATCGTCGACGGTGACCTGGCCGATCGCGACGTCGCCCACCGCGGCCGCGGCCGACAGCTTGTGACCCGCATCCACCTGGACGGCGTCCGAGATGACGGTGTCGGAGCCCGGGCCCGCCGGCGTCGTGGCATGGGCGTAGCGCCAGGTGAGGCTCATCGGTCAGCCGACCGTCACGACAGAGCCGTTGCCGACCCGCCGGTAGCGCTTGTTCGCGCGATGGCTGTCACGCGCTGAGTGGGTCACGGTCACGTGGACCGGGATGATCACCTGCGGAGGCCGCCCGCCCCCGCGGCCGCCCAGTGGGGTCACGTATCCACCACCACGGCCCATCGTCAGACGCTCGGGACCGTTCTCACCGACGGTGTAGGAACCACCCGGCCAGACCGGGCCGCCAGCGGCACGGCCCCCGCCCTTGCCCCCGCCCTTGTCGACGTAGGAATTCGTCGGCCGTCCGTCCGGCCCGGTCCCGCGACCCTGGTCTTTCGCGCTGCCGAAGGAGGACGGCAGGCTCTTGATCGAGGTGTTGATCGCGTCGAGCTTGGCGAGCGCCGCCTCCTGGTCAGCCTGCATCGCCCGCAACTTGTTGAGCGCGTCCCCCTGAACGAGCATGTTCAGCGGGTTCGACTCGATGTCGTGGATGCCCTGCTTGATCCCGTTGAGCCCGGTGACGAGGTCCTCGCGCTTGGGCTGCGTCTTGAGCCATTCGAGCTGGGTCTGCTGGATCTCGATCGCCTTGTCGGTCGATTGCTGGTTCTGGTCTTTCCAGACCTCGAACACAGCAAGGGCATCCGCGGCGATCGACAGGACGCTGACCGCCTGGACGATCTTGCTCGAGCCGCCGCCGTTCACGACGCCGGCCTTGCCGCCGCCGTTCACGACGCCGGCCTTGATGTTCACGACGCCGGCGTTCATGCCCAGCACGCCCTTGATGAGGCCCTTGCCGAGCTCGCCGATGAATCCGGTGACCGCGCCACCGGAGAGCTTGTTGAGGCCCCAGCCTGTCAGCACGGCCGTCTGCACCCAGGGCGGCATGCTCGTGAAGATGCCGAACGCGGCCTTGGCTCCCTGGCCGGCGATCTTCATCGAGTCGCCAATGGTCGACCAGGGGATCTTCTCGGCGAAGCCCAGGGCCTTGTCGAAACCGGCGGCCAGGTCCTTGCCGAAGCCGCGGATCTCGTCCAGCACCTTGGGGTCGGCGAGCTTCTTCGAGAGCTTGTCGGCGACCTTCGTGATGACCGGCAGCAGGCCCTCGGCCAGGGCCATCTTCGCATCCTCGGCGACGTCCTTCAGGATGTTCAGCGAGCGCTGGTATGGCCCTACCGACGCCGCCGCGGCGCCCTTGTAGCGCTTCTCGACTGCGGCGAGGAGGACGACCTGCGCCTCCTGGACCTTGTTGCCCTTGACGAGCTGCTTGACCCGGTCCTCTTCGGCCTTCGTCAGGACGATGCCGGCCTTCCTCAGGGCGGTCATCGCCTTCGCCGGATCCGACAGCGCCTTGCCGAGGAGCTTGGATGCCGCCTCGGGCCCCGTCTTCATGCCCGCCCCGAGGTCCGTGGCATCGGCGAGCGCACGCTGGAAGATGTTGTGGCTGATGGTGCCGAAGCGGAGGAGGTTGTTGGCGCCGGCCTGGATGGCCTTGTCGTCGACCGCCGCGCCCGTTGCCGTCTCGATCGCCTCCGACCAGGCGCGGATCTCGGGTGCCGAGAACTTCGCCGCCTGGCCCGTCGACTTGATGGCCGCCGCGGTCGTGGCGACCACGCCCTCGCGCTCGACCAGCGAGTCGATGCCGGACTTGACTGTCCGGAGCGCCAGCGCGCCCAGGCCGAGCGCTGCGAAGCCTGCACCAAGCTTCCTGAGGCCCACACCTCCGCGGCCCGCGGCCCGATCGAGGGTGCTGACCGACTTCGAGACCCGGGTGACGTCTGCCGCCGTCTTGGCGGCCCCACGTGCCGACAGCAGGATCGCGAGCTCTTTGAGCGCCACGGTCAGTCGTCCGCCGGGAAGAGTTCGGCCTCGACCCGCGCCAGCGATTCGCGGGCGTCCATCTTGGCGATGCGATCAGCGAACGATGCGTGCTGGTCGATGGGCGCCCGGATCGCCGCGACCTCGTTCGGATCCCACGCGCTGCGGACGAACACGCGGTGCATCAGGCGACGCACGACCGGCGCCGGCTGGCGAGCGAGCTGCTCGCTGTCCCAGCCTGTGAGGACCATCACCTCTAGCTCGTAGGCTTCGCGGGCGTTCGGATCGTCGGGGTCGAAGGGGAGCTCTCCGGTGGCGAGGCCGGCGATTGCTCGCCGGACCCGTTTGGGAGTGGTGCCTCCGCAGCCTCGAAGGCCTTCAGGCAGGTCGGCCAGAGCAGGTCGGAGGTGACGTCATCGAGGCGGTGGACGTTGGCCTCGGTGATCCGGACCGGCGCGTTGCGGCCGTCGCCGTTGCGCTCCTGGAGCGTCCAGCTTGCGACTGCCCGGGTGACGAGGGTGAGCGCCCGCTGGCCGGCCGACTTCGCGGTGTCGCGGATGTCGACGAGATCGTCCCAGCCGAGGATGTCGTAGACCTCGGCCGAATCGCCGTCAGGGTGCGGCTTGTCCGGGCAGTCGCACCGCCCGAGCGGGACCGTGGTCGTGCCCGGTTTCGCGAATCGGGTCACGGCAGGATGAGGGTGGAGTTGACGATGGTGGTCTGGATCCGCCCGCCCAGAGTGGCGTCCTTGACCATGCTGCCCTGGATGCCGTAGACGGCCTCGCCGTTGCGCTCGGCGCGCCCGACGACCCGGTAGCGGCAGCGGAAGTCGGTCGTGAGCGTCTTGGTGCCAGAGCCCGACGACACGAGGCGCCAGCGCTTCTCGGTGATGGGGGAGCCGCTCGCGTTGAAGTTGTCGTGGATGTCGGTCTTGGCGGTCGAACCGATCTTGATCTGGGCCTCGAAGGTGATGCCCGACTTCTCCGAGATCCCGTAGGCGCTCGCGACGTCGGACGCGCTGCCATAGGGCAGGCGAACCCAGGGCCGGCGTGAGGTATAGCGGAACATCACCAGCGAGGCGGTGAGCGGCGAGAGCGAGCCGAAGGCCGTCCCGACCGTGCCCTCGGCGAGCGTCGTCAGGTGGCCCTCGAATGTCTCGCGGGCAGCCGGCGCGGACAGCGCGCCGGTCAGCGCGGTAATCGAGCGGTCCAGTGCGACCACCGACGCGTCGAAGGTCCAGGGCATGTTGCCCGGCGCCTCGAGCGCATCGAAGCCCGCGGTGAGCTCATCGACAAGGCAGCCCGTCAGGCGCCACTGGTCCTGCGCCGTCTCGGATCCGAGCTCGATCGTCTTGCGCTTCGCGGTGTCGGTCGTCGTGTTGGCCGTGTAGACCCAGGTGTACGGGTCGGTCCCGGTGGGGCTGATGCCGCCTGCGTGGTGCATCTCGAGGATGTGCATGAAGTCCGAATCGCAGACGTCGCCGGTGATCGAGGTCGACGCGCCCCGCAGGCCCATGGCTCCGCGCCCGGCGAACTCGTCGTCCTCGATGCCGTAGTCCTCGTCGGGGTTGCGATACCCCCGATCGAGCTCGGGCGCGGCCGCCTTGCCGGGGAAGACCGTCGTCGCCGCGACTGGGGTCCCGTCGACGGTCTGGGTTCCGAGCTGGATCTTGTCGTAGACCATTTGGCTCATGGCTCAGGGCTCCTTCGAGGTCGGGGTGTAGAGCCCCGTTGCGATGAGGGCGGCGATGAACGGATCCGCCTGGTCGAGCTTCCCGCCCTGCTCGAGCAGCAGCCGGCACAGGTCGTTCTCTGTGAGGTCGCGCGCCGGCACGCTCGCGATCGAGGGCTCGCCGGCGTTGTTGCCGGTGTAGGTCAGCACGACACGGGCCGAGCGCGGGTCGAGCGCAGCGGGCTTCGGATCCTTGGCCATCACAGCCCCTCCATCAGCACATCCATGAACGCCTTCTCGGCGTCGTCGCGGCGAGCCTCGAACGCGGACCCAATGAGTGGTCGGGCGGTCATGCCCGGGTGCTGGACGGCACCCGCGGCGAAGAAGCCCCTATCGGCGTTGGCGAGGTACTTCGCGTTCTTCGGCGCGATCTCGTGAGTCTTGGCGCCGCCCTCGAAGATCGTCGAGAGGGGCGACTGCGGCGACACGGACACGCCGAGCGGATTGCGGTGGGCTCGCGTCCGGGTGGCGCGGAACTTCCGCGGCCAGCGGCCCGAGGAGGCGCGCCGGCGTAGCTCCTCGCGGAACGGCTTGACGCCTGCCCGGAGGGCCCTCCGGATCCGGTTGTTGAGCTTCGCGCCCCGGACCTCGCCGAGCATCTTCTGGACCTCGGCGGCCCCGCGCAGATCCACGCTGATCATGGTCATGGCGTGAACGTCACCGTTTCCTGCGTCCAGACGTTGACGGTGATCGTGATCCCGTCGTATTCGATCCCGGCGTAGGTGAGCACGCCGATCGACCAGGACATCGGGATCGCCTTGAGCACGCCGGCGGCGCCCAGGCCGAGCTTCATCTGGCCATACAGGCGGTCGCGCAGGACGCCGAGCCACTTCTGCAGGGCGGCTGTCTCGCGCGGCATGTCGCCCTCGTGCTTGGCGTAGTAGAAGTTCACGAGGAACTCGGCCTCGTCGCTGACCTCGGAGGCTCCGGTGATCCAGTCGCCCCGTGTCGCCCAAACAACGACCATCGGCGACTGCGCGAGGGCGTTCGGTGGCGTCGCGGTCGCGGCCGCGATGTTGGGCAAACCAGACGGCGGGGTGACGAGCCCGGGGGCATAGCGGGCGGCGAGAGCGCCGGCGATCGCGAAGTAGTCCATCAGCCGAAGAGGCCCCACGCCCGGCGGTAGCCGTAGAGCGTGCCCTGGTCCTTCTTCGAGATGTACTTCGACACGATCGGGTTGCCGTACTCGTCGGTCCCGATGATGTCGGCCTGGCCTGCCATGCGCGCGTGCCACGCCCGGACCACCGTCGTCACGGCGAGCTCGATCACGTCGTCGGGCATCGCAGCCCAGCCGCCCGTCATGGTCGGGCGGATGTTGGCCATGCCCCGCGGGAACGTCCGGTAGCCACCGGCCGGCACATCCGAGAGGACGATCTTGAACGCCGGCCATCCCGGCTCGCGGTTCTGCGAGAGCGGCCGCAGGAAGTAGTCACCGGCGACGAGCGTTGTGAAGGCCGCACCGGTGCTCGGGGCAACCTCGAGGAGCGACACCGCGCGGATGCCTGGCGGGTGGCGGAGGACGTTGGTGCCGTCGCCATCGAAGAGGTACGTCGCCGAGCTGATCGGGGCGAGCACCCGGCCCGCGCCCTCGGGGCCCTCGATGTACTGGTTGACCGAATCGCAGAGCTTGCCGATCTCGACGGCCTCGGGCGCGCTCGCGGTGATCCCCAGGCGCAGGGCGACGAGCGCAGTGGTCGCATACGTGCCGATCGCTGTAGCCACGGTCTAAGCCTCGGGCCGGGCGGCGGCGGACAAAAGGCGGACAACCGGCGGGAATGCGGTCATCGAAGGTCGAACCTCGCCCGCCACTCGCGGATCGTTCGGTCCGATCGCCCGAGGCGCTCGGCGATGCGAGACACGGTCACGGGTTGGCCGAGCCCCGTGAGCTCGGAGACGGCCCGGTCGTACTCGACCCGGATCGCATCGCGATCGAGCGCCGGCCGGCCGGCCTTCTCGTCCGGGATCTCGGGTGGCTCGAGCGCCCGCTGGATCCACGGCAGGCGCGGATCGCGGCCGCAGCTGGTGCAGGCCCCGACGTCAGGCGTCGGAGCTCCACACCAGCCGCACGCGATCCGCGTCGCTGTCACTGGGAAAACACCACCGTCACGTCGGAGGCGGCCGCCAGGACCACCTCGAGGTAGCCGGCGAAGGCAACGTCCCAGTAGTGGAACGTGCCCTCGACCACGCTCGCCGCAATGATGGCGATCGTGCCCGCCGAGTCCTTCGACGTGATCGCGCCGGCGGCGGTGGTGTTGACGATGATGGAATGCAGGACACCGGCGCCCTCGGCGACGATGACCCTGGCGCTGCATCCCACCACGATCGTATCGGCGGTGGACGTGGCGACCCACCCCGCCCCGGTGACCGACGTGACCGTCCGGAACCACTTGGTTCCTGTCGCAATGGTCCCCGCGAGCGGGGTGATGGTGTCGGTAATGACAGCGCCCGACAGGTCGGTTCCGGCCACCGCGATCGTCCCGAGCGTGTCGGCGCCGTCGACCGTGGTGTGGGTGACCGTCACGAGACGTGCGCCCTCGGTGGGCATGGCGCCGGCGTTGGCCAGTGTGTAGAGCCCGACCTTCATGTTCGCCGAGACGACGAACTGGTTGGCCACCGCAGCGGTGGCCACCGCCAGGTGGGCGCGAGACCGTCCGCTCACGGGCATTGATGGTTCCCCTTTGTCTGTCGGCGATTGCGATAGGGAGTGAAGCGCCCCGGACGGAGCCGGGGCGCTGGCTACTTCGTGGAAGGCTTGCGGCGGGACTTGTCCGCCGGCCTGGGAGCCTCCTTGTCCGCCGGTCTCGGGGCATCCTTGACCTCCGGCTCCGGGGCAGGCTGCGGGATCGCGAACAGGTTGGCTGACACCATCTGCTTGGGTTCCTCGCGCGTGTCGTCGGCGTCGATTGGCAGGAGACCCCGCCGCCTGGCGTCCTTCGGTGTGATGCCGAAGGCAGCTTCGGGCGAACCCTCCGGCACGAGCGCCGACCAGTCCGCGTTGACGTACAGGGAGGGCATCACTAGACCTTCGTCGCCGCGGCCGGCGTTGTCGGGTCGGTGTAGATGACGACCATCCGCGTCCGCCCGGCGTTGCCGGCGGCACCAACGGTCGTGACGATTCCGCTGATGACGCGCGCCGTGGCGGCGTACATCAGGGCGCGCTCGCCCGTAGCGGTCACGAGGTACGCGCCCTCCTGGCCGCCCGGGTTGTTGAAGTCGATGACCTCGGCGTCGGTCCCCGCGACGATGTCGGTGGCCTTGAGGTCGATCTGGGTGAACCAGCCGTCCGGGTCGGCGACATCGCCGATGTCCATGAGGGCCGTGGTGGTGGCCGTCCACGCGACGGTGTTGAAGACCTTGATGTCGAGCAGCCAGGCGTTGGCCGGGACGGTGACGGAGCCGGTGTAGACACCGGCCCCGGTCGTCTCGGTGAACGTGACCTCCTCGATGAGGATCCGGCCAGGCTGGACAACCACGCCGCCCGAGATGACAGGCATGGCCTAGAGCCCGGTGACCGTCGCGAACGCGCTGGGCCGGTGATCGGCCACCGCGAACCGGCGGTAGAGCAGGACGGCGACCTTGCGCTCCGTGAAGAAGGTCGAGTGCTCGGTGCTGATCTCGACGGTCAGACCCTCACGCTCGGTGACCTCGGCGTAGCTGGTGTCGCCCACGCCCGCGGTGCCCGCCGAGCCGATGCCCGTGGTCTTCTTGACCGGGATACCCCACAGGTTGAGTGGCGCGGAATCGGCCGGGTTGCCCAGGATGTAGATGCCGTCCACGGTCCGGGTCAGGCGCATGTTCTGCCAGTCGGTGGGGTGGGCGTAGATGAAGTTGCAGATCGCGTCGCCCGTCACTTCGACCTTGGTGATGGCCTTGTGGATCGCGTCAAAGGCCGGGTCGCTGCCCTTGGCCTGGGTCTGGAAGCCGGTCCGGATGAAGACCCCGGTCGGGTTGGGCGTGTTGCCGTCGCCGGCGAGGATCAGGTTGTTCGACTTCTTCTGGAGCCGGCGGGCCAACATCCCCTCGACCGTCGACTGAAAGCCGACGTTGTCGGCGATCGCCTCGTGGGTCATCGGGATCCAGTCGGAGACGGTCTCGACTGGGTCGGTGGTCAGGGTCCAGGCGAAGGCCGAATCGGTCGGCGCGCTGCCCTCGGCCACGGCCGCCGCGTTGTCGGTGTCGGTGGTCTGGATGAAGTAGTCGACCGACTTCGAGGTGGTCGAGCCGTGGGGGAAGGTGTCCTCGACGTCGCCGAAGTAGAGCGCCGACGCGAAGGTGCCCTGCCGATCGGCCTGGGGCGCGTGCACCGTGACCTGGAGCAGGGTCTTGAGGTTCGTGTTGAGCTCGAAGCTGACCGTTCCGCGGCCGCCCTTGGCGATCGCGGCGAGCGTCGACGCGTGGAGCCCGAAAGCCCCCTTGAACGCGGCGTCGACCTGAGCCTTGGTCTCGATGCGCTCGCCGTCCTTGAACTCGGCTGCGCCGCCCTTGTTGGCCGCGATCGTGCCCTGGGGCAGGAGCTTGGCCTCGTTCTCGGCGGCCGAGCGCTCGACCTGGAGGGCGACCTCGTACTGCTTCTGCAGCTCAGCGAGGGCGTCGTTGCGGGTGTGGAACTCGGTGACCTTGTCGGCCGGCATGTCGTAGCCGCCGTCCTTCTTGTAGCCGGCGAGCCAGGTGCCGTGCGCCTGTCGTTCACGCGCGAGCTTGGTGCCAAGCTCGGCGGATGTCGTGCCGGCGCCGATCACGAGCCCGCCGCCCGACATGGCGGCGAGGTCGATCACGCCGAAGGCGTAGAGCGTGAACAGCAGGCCGACGATCCCGAGGATCGCGAGCGTCCGGCCGGACACGCGCCGGCCGGCGAAGGTCGGCAGGCCGTAGACGCCGAACGCCGCCATGCTTCCTGCGTAGCGCTGGATGGGAATGTGTGTGCGCATTGGTTCTCCGATTCGAAGGGGGAGGCGTCAGACGCTGACGCCGTGGAGACGGGCCTGGGCAAGCAGGACCTCGACCTCGCCGGCCCGGAAGCGGGCAGCCTTGTCGGGATCCGTCGCCTCGAGCAGCGCGGCGAGCTCGTCGGCCACGGGGCTGAAACCCCGAAGGCCCTTGACGATGCCGTCGAGCTGCTCGAGGTTCGCCACGGAGAGGGAGCGACCCTCCTTGGCTCGCCACTCGGCCCGATCGGTGGTCCGATCGGTGAGCGCCTTGACCGCGGCCTGGACCCAGGCGAGGTGCTCGGCATACGGCACGTCCGGTCCCGGACCGCCGCTCTTGATCGCGCGGGTGTGGGTGCCGACGCCGGCGCCCACGAGAACGGGACTGACCTCGAAGACGTCGAGGCGCTTGAGGATCCGAACCGTTTGGCCCTCGCGGGTCTCGTATCCGAAGTCCTTGGCCTCGTAGCCGTAGCTCCACTCCTGGAGCTCGGCCATCGCCTTCACGGTCGCGTGGGCGTTGCGGCCCTGGTCGGTCCCCATGAGGAACTTGCCGGCGAAGATGGCCCAGCCACCCTCCTCGGCGATCGAGCCCCTGCCGATCGGCAGGGCCCCGTCCCAGCTCGTGTGGCCGTAGTTCGACATGGGCACGCTCTTCGCCGGCATCGCGCCCGGCAGCGTCAAATCGCCGTCGTGGTCGATGACGTTGAGCTGGGCGAAGGCGACCGTGACGGAGCCCGTGTCGTCGAGCTTGAGGTCGACGGGGTGGAACGTCTTGTAAGCCGTGGTCATTTCGTCACTCCATTCGTTGGTGCCGGGGATGAGCCGTTCGTGCGGGCGAGCACAGCCGCCGCCAGCAGGTCGAGGGGCGAGAGGTTGAGCGGCGCGAGGAACGTGGCGCCCGCACCGTCGGGGATCGGGTTGCGGTTCTCCGTTTCGCGGGCCTCGTCGGGCGATTCCATCCCGATACCGATCGCGATCTGGTGGCCCTGCATCCGCTCGAGGAATTTGCCGCGCAGCTGGCCGTCGACCAGGTGCTCGGCGAAGAACTCCCGGTCGCCGTCGAAGAGATCCTTCTTGACCTGCTGGTCGATGCGCACGATCGGCGGGCCGAGCGTGCTGACGACGTGGTCGATGTTGGATTCCTCGATGTTGCTGAACGTCGCCCGCGAAAAGTCGGAGAGCTTGTGGGGCGACAGGCGCAGGCCCCGGGCGACCTCCTCGACACTGAAGCGGCGACTCTCCAGGAACTGGGCATCTTCGGGGTTGAACCCCACCTGCTCGATGCTCATCCCCTCATCGAGGATCGCGCTCCGCTGGGCGTTCGTGAGGCCCCGGTGCTGCTCTTGCCAGCTCTCGTTGATGTTCAACTTGGCCGTGTCGGAAAGCTTCGACGGATGCTTGATGACGACGCCCGGCTGCGCCCCGTTGGCGAAGGTCTGGAGGCCGTATTCCTCGACCGCAATCGCCGACTCGAGCTGGCGGCGCATGAGGCTGATCCGGCTGTAGCCGACCAGGCCGTCGAAGCCGAACCCGGGGACGTGTAGGACGTTCTTCGCCGGCAGGATGACGCCGGTGCCGTCGGGCAGGCGGTACTTGAACACCTTGACGCCGGTCGTCAGATCGACCTTCATCCGGTCGACGCGCAGGGGCCAGATCCGTACCGTCCGGCCCTGGCCGTCGAGCTCCTTCTCGGAGTACCAGTTGCCCCACGAGTAGACGTGCCCGATGCCCGTTTCCTGCCACACCATCGAGGTCATCTCGGGATTGGGCGAGTCGTGGAGCACCGTGTACAGCCGGTGCTCGGGGGCCCTGCGTTTGCCTACGGGAAGGCGCTGGTAGGTGAGGAACGGCAGCGACGCGATGTCCTCGGCGATCAACCTGATCCCAGCCTGGAAGGCGCCGACCGTCAGGGCCCGGTCGTACGTGATGAGCGCTCCGCTGATCGTGTCCGAGCCGAGACCACCACCGCCGAGGCTCGGTGACCAACCGGGGTTCGGATAGCCCATGCCGGCCTTCAGGCCCGCGTCGAAAAAGCCCATCAGCGGCCCCTCAGCAGGATGCGGATTGCCGCGCCGACCGGCGTCAGAAGCACCAGCAGTGAGCCGGTCACGACGAGGGCCAGCGGTACCGCCACCATCGCGAGGCCCGCGAACAGCAGGCCGAGCGAGACGATCGTCAGGACGTCGCCCGGGGTGCGCAGGAAGCGGCGGATCGAGGCGGTCGCCACGAGCCGGAACCTGAACCGGCGCACGGCCGCGGACGGTCCGGTCATCGCTTTGGCCCAACGAATGCCAGGCCGCGCGTTTCGTAGTTGGAGACGAAGGTCTCGACGTTGAGCGCACCGGCGGCGATCGCGTCGTTGCGAGCCTCCCACGAGAGGATCGCGGCTGGCACGGAGTCGATCTTGTCGGGGCTGTTGGGCGCTTCCTTCTCGGCGTACCAGAGGCTGCCGCCGTCGTCGCGGTAGCCGGTCTCGTGCCGCACTGCATTGGCAACATGCCAGCTGAACGTCTTGCAGAGCGGGTGCGATTCGGGGCAGTGGCTCATGGATCCGCCGGCGATCGCCTCGTCCCACGACCTTGTCGCGAGGGCCATGATCCGAGGCCGGTTGGTCGGCCACTCGATGATCCGGTCGCGGCCGTAATGGCCGGCCCACGCATCGAGCATCTCCTGGATGAACGGCGGGTCGCCGTAGAGACGCCAGACGTCGAAGTCGGTGAAGGCCTGGTCCACGACCGCGCTGACGACGTCAGCCGGGATCCGCCCGCGATGGTCCTCGGGACGGAAGATCGCGAGCGGCCACTGGTAGCCCGACGCGACCTCGGTGGCGATCAGGGGGAAGTGGTCCCGACTGACCGAGCCGTCGGCGCCGATCGTGATGAGTGCGCCCTCGGGCACCTCGTGCTTGCGGCTCGCCCGGCGCTTCTCCCAGAGCGCGACGTCGAAGGCCGCGCCGCTGCCCGGGACGAGCTTGTTTCCGAAGAAGCGGGCCGCGTCAGCCGGGTTCGTGCGCATCAGGTCGACCGCCTCGGGCTCGATCGAGTTCAGATCGAGATGGCCCCCGTTCTCGCGGCGGACGTCGGCCGGGTAGATGGCCTGGTAGATGCGCCAGCGATGCTCGCGGTTGAGGAACGACAGCTTGGCGGGCGGCTGGCGGAACTGGATGTAGACATCGGTCAGCGGCGCGACTTTCGGGTCCTTGGGATGCACGCTCTCCCAGGCCCGCTGCGCGTCACTGTTCTGTGCCGGATCCCACGCGTTGGTGTTGGCCGTGGTCCGGCCGCCCATGCCGGCGCAGTTGCGACGCTGCGTCTCGGCCACCTTCGTCATCCCGTTGCGGTCGGTGTACAGCCCGGCCTCGCCGTGCGTTACGAACGTCGACGGCGCGCCCAGTCGGGCCGGAGCGCTGCTCGTGACACGCTCGATCTTGCTGTCGCCGCCGGCGGGCAGGCGGATCAGCGATTCGCCCGTGTAGGGGATGAGGTCGTGGAGTGGCCCGTTGTCGATCATCGGTCGCAGGGCGCCGTATGTGTTGTCGGTCGCGCCTTCAGAGACGCCAGTGATCTGGATGAGCGGTGTGGGCCAGCGCATCCCCATTGGCTCGCCCGGGTCGTACGGGTATTCCCAGCCGCAACTGCACCCATGAGCGGTGCAGGAGTAGCCATCGTCGGTGCCGGCGAAGCCCGCGAACAGCGCGGGCCCGACACCCTCGACGCAGATGTGCGCCGCGGCGGCGGGGTCCTTGCCGACCTTCTGGGGGCCGACGATCAGCGCGCGGCGGATGAGGAACGCCGGCGCCTTGACCGGGTTAGCCGGCTCCCAGACCGCGTTCGGTCGCACGCTGTAGAAGGCGAGGATGTAGGCACCCTGGTCTTCGTAGAGCCGGAACGGCGCGCCCGCCCGGAACCCGTCGGGGATGATGCAGTGGCGCTCGATCCAGTTGGGGACGACGTACATCGGCCGCCCGCGCTCAGCCGGTGCCATCGATGACCTCCGGCTTCCAGCGGGCCGGCGTGCCGTCGGTGCCAGTCGCGCGCTGTCGCTGCTTTGGCGTCGGGTCCACCTGTGACGTGAACTTCGCCGCTCGATAACCGCCGATCGTGAGGCCGAGCGAATCCGCCTGGCGCCTTCGCTCCGAGAGGAGTGCGACGGTCGCCCCGGGCCTGGCGGCACGGATGAGAGTTCGGACGTATATGGCGACCTCGACCTGGAGGCTGCGCTTCTCCCACTGGTCGGCCTCGGGTCGGCGCCACTCGCGCTCCCAAGTCGCCAGCTCGAGCGTCGTCGGCTTGGGCGTGATCGGCCAGGGCGGGGCGGCACCTTCATGGGTGGCGGGGAGCTCGATGAACTGCTCGGGCTGGACGGCGTTCGGATCAGCCGGCGGGCCCGATCGCACGCGTGCGCCGCCCTTCACGAGATTCCGCCCCGAAAGTTCTGAACTCGATCGACCAAGAAGGTGGCTGCCATGCGGTCCTGGCTGGGGGCGTCCCCTGCAGGGATTTCGACCCCCCTACCCCTCGATCGACGCGCCCCGTCCGCTCGGTTGCAGGCAGCGTGCTCGGGCCCTGTCCAGGTTGCGCCATCAGGCGCGTGACCCAGGTCCCAGCGCTCGCCCAGCCGGATCGGTAGACCGCAACGCGCGCAGCGCACCGTGCCGGATCGGACCGCGGCTGCCCATCGGGTGCGCTCGTGCTGGTGGGCGGCGCCGTAGCCCCGTGCCTGCCGGCTGACGCCGTGGTGATTGCGGCTCGAGGTGCGTGCGTGGTGACAGGGCCGGAGGTTCGGGCAGCCCGGCACCAGGCAGACGGTGGCCATCAGGCGCGGTCCCCGCCGAACGTCGCCCGGAGCCACGCCGCGAGCGCGTCGTCCTCTGCCTGCAGCTCCGCATCGCGCCGGCGCTGCTGGGCATGGCGAAGCCCGGCGCCGATCGCCAGGAGGATCACCGGGAGGATCGCCGCGAAGATGGGCGCCACGGGGTCACTGGCCGGTCGCGCTGATGTTGGTGACCACCGAGTGCACGCCGATCGCCGCGAGGCCCGCGAAGATCCCGTTCACGGCGCCCTGCACGACGTCCGCTCGGGAGGGCCCCGACAGCAGCGTGAAGGTGGCGACCTCCACCACGACGACCCCGACGACGACCGCGAGGAGCGGACCGAAGCGATCCTGCGTCGCCGGGGCGAGCCGGAGCGCGCCGAGCAGGATCTGCATGAGCGCGGCCACGAGGATCGTCGCCCCGGCGACGGTCTGGAGGGCTCCGAGCGTCGGTGCGTCCATTGGTCAGTCTCCCTTGCGGTCTAGTGATCGCCAGGCGTCGTGCATGGCGGGGATGAAGGTCGAGATCGGGGCACGGAAGTTCCCGTTGCTGCCCCAGCCCGCGCCCCACGAGTTGCGGATCAACAGATGCCCGGCGATGTCATCCCAGCCGAAGAGCAGCGTCGCGTGGCCGCCGACGATCCCGCCGGACGGGGCCGGGAGGACACCCGCGACCGGACGGAACCACGAGCGGTACCAGGCGCTGGCGATGAGGAGCGGGCCGTGCTCAAAGACAGCCCGCTTCAGCGCGTCGGGCGTCATCGGCACCGCGGCATAGGAGGCGACCGGGTAGCCCTTCGCCGGCTTGCCATCGAGCTCCGCCCCGTGGTGCAGCAGGACGGATAGGGCAGCGCGGCAGGTGGTCCCCTCGTGCGGCCCGGCGATCCCATCCACAGCCTGCGCCTGGTGGTAGAGCCGGAACGGATCGAACGGCGGCCAGCCATTCGGCCAGTCGCCCGAGGTCCGTTCCTCCTGCTGGCGCATCCCGGTTGCGGCGTGGGCGACGCACGTTCCCAGTGGCTCGCCCTTCGGCGGTCGCGTCTGATTGAGCGGCGGCGCGAGCAGGGGCGCGCGATACACCGAGGGGAGCGGTGCGGCGAGGTCCACGGCGAGCTGGTGGTCACGCGGATCGGCCGGTGAGGGGACCGCGCCGAGCAGGGTCTCGTCGATGACGGCCATCACGCCACTTCCGGCACGCCGCTGCGGCGCGGCTGCCAGCACACGATGCACAGCTCCGCGTCCCGGACGTCGTCCGGGAGCCGCACGAGCAGGCGGCAGGGCGTCGGGTCGCACTCGTCGAACGGGCGGCCGGCGATGATGAGACGGCGGTGGATGATGCCTGAGCCGTCACGCACGAGCTGCTGGTCGATGAAGGCATGGATCATCAGCGCTGGACCGCCGTCCAGATCGCCAATGCGAGCATGGCGATCGGCGTGGAAGCGAGGATCACCTTCGGGACGCGGAGCGCCCCGCGGATTTCGGCGAGCAGGCCATGTCGCCACGCCTTGATGTCAGCGAGATCCGCGGCCTGATCCCGCTGCGCTCGAAAGAGCACGCTCAGCTGATCCGCATGATCGACCACGTCACGCTCTACCAGGGCGACCCGTTCCGGGAGGCTTCGCCCGGTGGGGCTTGACACCCTGCTGAGTGCGGGGGCGACATCATCGGCCATCGCCTCAGCGTCCGGACCATGAGGAGCGCACGGCGGGGGAGGAGGTCCCGCCGTGCTGGAACAGCGTGGTAGCGTGCCCCGGAGTCGAACCGGGCACCTGCGGCTTATGAGGCCGCCGGGATGCCGCTTCCCCAGCCCGCGTCGCGTCGGTCATGCGCCCTTGATGGTAGCTGCGAGGTTTCCGCGCGAACAGAGAGAGAAACGACCCTATCCCGCAGGCTTCCGCAAGCGCAGCCAGCCTGCGAGGGTCCCGGAATAGATCAGCTGTTCCGTTGTCCGGCCGGTACGGGCGCGGGCGTGGCCGAGCCGGTTCTTGACCGTGTGCTCCGACACCCCGAGCGCATGGGCTGCGCCCTTCGTGCTCCCCGCCTCGACGTAGGCGGTCAGCGCGTCGAGTTCGCCCGGCTTGAGGGGGCAGGTCGTCACGCCGACAGGGCCGGCGTGGGCTTGGGGTAGGCGCGGCGGGTCACACTGTCGCCGATCTGTCGCCAATCGACCGCAAACCACGGCCCGATCGCAGCCCCATCGAGAGCCATCCACTCCCGAAATTGGCGTCCCCGGCAGGGCTCGAACCTGCGACCTTCCGCTTAGAAGGCGGTTGCTTCCGTGCGTGCACGGCGCCGAAGTACCGCCGAACTGTCGCCAATCGCTCACCCGACAAGGCCCAGGACCTCAAAGACCGGCCCGGCGTCCTTTCTGAAACCGGCGACGGCGCCCACGAGGCCCGAGAGCGCTGTCGAGTGCCGCGGCGGCTTTCGAAAGTGCCGCCCATCCGCTCCCGGTGTAGTGATCCGCCGTGGTCAGGGCGGAGGCGTGGCGCAAGTAATCTCTCGCGACCGTCTGTGGCTGCCCGAGGTCCGCCAAGAGGTCCGCGGTCGCGTGACGCAATGCGTGCCACGGGATCACCGGCAACTTGGCGGTCCGGAGCCGCGCCTGGAACTGGTGCGTCAGGACGGAGCCGTGGACCGGCATCCCCCTGGCCGTCGTGAAGACGTGGCCCCGCTTCCGCAGTTCTTCGATGGCGACCGGCTGGCCGTCAGGGTGCGCGGCTTTCCACTCTCCCGCCTGCACCGCATCCCAGGTGTCCAGAGCGCGGCGGACGAACGGCGGGACCGGGACCGTGGCGTCGCTCGCCTCCGTCTTCGTGGCGACGCGGACGAACTCGCCACCGATCCGGGTCAGGCTGGTCCGAATGGTCACGGCGTCCGCGGTCACATCCTCCCACGAGAGGGCCAGCATCTCGCCCTGCCGCAGTCCGCAGCCGATCGCCATGACCGCCGCCGGGAGGTAGCGCCACTTCGCCAGGGCGGCGAGGATGGCCCGGCAGTCGCCCGCCGTCAGGACGGTACGCTTCGGCCGCCGCTGGCGCGGAACACGGGCAAGAGCCGCGGCGTTGCGCTCCACTAGCCCCCGTCTCCGGGCATCGTTCAGCGCGGCGCGCAGGGTGTTCCGCTTCCATGCGATCGTCCGCGGACTCGCGGCGGTTGACGCCATCTGGTCCACCCACGTCTGGACGTGACCGCCGTTGAGCTTGCCGAGCGGCACGGCCAGGAGGAATGGCGGTAGCTCCTCCACGATGACGCGATACTGCGCGGCGGTCCGGGGCGTCACGTCAACCTGGCCGATCCACGAGGCGAGCCAATCGCCAAGCGGAACCTTCGACGGCTGGTCGGTGTCGGTGCCGACGAGCATCAGCGCCCGGTTGAGCTTGCGCGTCACGGCTTCCTCGGAGGGGCCGTAGAACGTCGGACGAATCCGCTTGCCGTTGACCGTTCCGAGGCTGAGGGCGGCCATCCAGATGCCGTCCTTCCGCTGCCGGATGCTGCCCGTCCCTCGCAATCGCCGTCCTCCCACGTTGCGCAAGATACGCCGCCACGTCGATCTCGAGGAACCGACGCGTTCGATGGCCCATGACGACCATCGGCAACTCCCCTGCCCTGCCCAGCGCCAGCACGAAACCGCGCGTCACCCGGAGGCGAACAGCGACCTCATCCGGCGTCAGGAGCTCCGTCATCCGGCGACCTCACGCCCTGCGCGCCGCGGCCAGCGGTGCCAGTGGCGCGATCCGGGACCCCCGCCCCAGGCAGAGCGGCTCATTCGGGGTCGTCCCGATCGGCGTGCTCCCGGAGGGCGGCGTCGTAGGCCGTGGGCAATGCCTCCGCGACATGCGCAGCCGCCCGCCCGCCATCACTGAGGGTCGCGAGATCGGCGAGCAGCAAGCGCGAGGCCAGCGTCAGATCGCTCATGCCCCCGCCTCCACACTCGGGATCAGCTCGCGCAATCGATCAGCCTGCCAGCGCAGCTCGGCTGCCCAGGCGGCTGCCCTGGCGGCTGCCCAGGCTGCCCAGGCGCCCCGGCGGCTGCCCAGGCGGCTGCCCAGGCTGCCCAGGCGCCCCGGCGGCTGCCCAGGCGGCTGCCCAGGCCGTTGGCTCGTCAACGATGACCGGGAGGGCCGCGAGGCGATCGGCTTCGGCCATCAGTCCAGCGGCTCGCAGCGCGGCGACGGCATGGACATGGATCGCCCGATCGGCGCAGGCGCGCCCGAATTCCCGCAGCGGCTCGTCCGGCAGCTCGGCCGCGAACGCCTGCGCGAGCCAGAGCATCCAGTCGGCCCGAGGCAGCCGCGTCCACGCCTCCTGGATGCTCGCGATCTCGTGCTCGACGGCCCACGCCAGCCCGTCAGAACAGGGGCGCTTGGCGCGGAGGTCGGCGAGGAAGCCGGTCGCCGCCTTGGTTGTCATCTCAGCCCTCCCTCTGTGATCTCAATCGTGACTTTCGCGATGCCCCTCGACAGCGGCCAGCCGAGAGCGCGGAACGCATCTGGACTCAGGTCGACCAGGACCTCCGCCGGCGTGCCGACATGGCACTGGCACTGTGTCCAGATCGGGACCGTGACGCCGAACGTGCGCCCGTCGTGGAATGCCGTCACCACGACCACGACGCGGGTGCCGTCGACGAAGCCGGGCATCGCGGCGTAGAAGCCTGGGCCGGCGTCGTACCAGGAGGCGAGCCCGGTGCGTAACTGCGGACCAACTGAGAAAGCGTGCGGCCGCGACGGCTGCGCAGTTTGTCGGGCCGACGGCCGCCCGTGGGATGGCCCTGCCGCCTTCGCCGTCGCTCGTGCCGGCGCCATCCAGGGCAGCGGCACGAGCGCCGGGGCGCCGAAGCGGGCCTCAGGTCCGG